CCTCTATGCTCCTGCAATCTGTTGCTAACAACTCCACTAACTCGTTTTTCCTCTCGTTCATTAGAAATCATCTCCTGTTGGATATTATTTCCAATTACACGAAAGGTTAAACGCCCTCGTTTTGAAAAAAAGACATTAACGCGCTGCTGAATCAGCCTTTGCAGGGATTACTTCCGGTATTGCATTGATAGTTCACCCAAATTCCGAACGAACGAAAAAATAGCGTAATTTACGTGGATGTAACGCTCTAAATAATCAACATCGCATCCCCTATGATTACGGGATGATATATTTGAACTTCGTAAATAAGACATACCGTCAGTATCGGACCCCCGACACTGACGGTATGTCTTGATGCAGAGGGGCGCGATCATACCGCGCCCCTCCCTATCTTTTTGCTTCGTTCCACTGAGCTTTGTATGAGTTACCACTCCGCAAACCCGTAACGCCGTAGCGCGTCTGGGTCCATTTCCACTATGGTAAGGAATCTCGCCGCCACTCCGCTCGGTTTGCCTCTACCGTATTCCCATGATTCGACGGTCTTTTTTGATACTCCGATAGCCTCGGCAAAAAAACCTTGCGACATATTTAGCTTATCACGAATATCACGGATTTCATCTGCCGTGAACTCCTTCGGCGGCGTCGTAGATACATAATGGGACCTCAGTTCAATCTTCCCCTGCGCGTGGTCCAGCATTTCCTGAAGCCCTTGCATAATGCTCTCAGATTCTTTACTCACGGTTGCTACCTCCTAACTCACGTTTGGTCTGTTCGATTATTTTTTTGAACATTTCTCGTTCCGCCAGGGAAATGTTCTCTTTCTCGTTCTTTGGATATGCGGTCACGAGATAGACGCGCTCGAAAACTACGAAATCGACATACAGAACGCGTGAACTGCCGCTTTTACCTTTCCCCTCGAAAGCGAACCGCATTTTGCGCAGCCCTCCGGTGCCTTGCATGACAGGCCCGATTTGCGGATTGTTCATTATCTCATTTTCGAGGCGTCTTCTGTCCTCATCGTCAAGTCCCATGTTCTCCCATTGCTTATCAAACTCAAAAGTCGAGAAGAACATTCTATCCATAGTATTCACCTTCTTTATCGTCAATATCATTATATCCTATTTAATAGGATATGTCAATAGGCTTTTACAGATAGGCGCGATTGGAAACTTATACATTCAAGCGATCTTCGCGCTCGCTCTCTGCCATTTCATGTTCAACGGCAGAATGACCGTATACAGATTTCCGGCGTGAATGTAAACCGGACTGATATATCATGAGTAAAGAACTTCGATTTCCTCTGTGCCGGCGCAGAGTATAAACCGAATGACCAAATCCAGATATTCGGAGCTGAATCCCATGGGGTGGCCAATGCCTGTGGTGTACATTTCCTCGGCCTGGTCGTTGCTCACTGATTCCATCTTTTCGGCCTCGATACAAATACGAGCCGGGCCAGGCTTCTTGTTGCCTTGGGCTGTGGCGGTACGCCTGTGTTCTTCTTTGTGGGCCGCGCAAGCAACTTGCAACTCACGGAGCGTGTCCGCGCTTACGCTTGTACTGGTGAACGACCGGCAATTCGCGAAAAGTTCTTGCACGAGAGTTTTGCGTTCTCCCTTATCGTCCGTGATGTAGGCGTTGCCCATGTCCCATTCCGACACCGACGGCGGAAGGCTCTGTAATATCCCTCGTGTTCAGGTGGAATGTCGTCGATTCCGAATTTCAGGTAGTTTTCAATGGCCTCGTGAACTGCCGTGCCGCGCTTGGCCGCCGTGTTGAGGATGTCCTCGTTGATTCCGCCGTAGTAGGCAGAACTGAGTGGCTTCATAACCGTCGTTACGCTGGGAAGAGGAATCCCGTTGAGCGTGTATGTATGCGTTCGCTCGTCAAACTGCAAATCAGGAAACTTTGGTATTTCGATCATCTTGTTCCTCCAGCTCATCGTAGCCGCTCTTCTCATACGGAACAAGGAAGATGGCCAGATTCGGTTTTTTCATCTCACGGATAGCCCGTTCGAGATCGGAATTATTCATGATGCCGTACTCTTCGGCAAGCAGCTCCCGAAGTTCTTTCTCCATTTGCTCTCTGGTTCTTGACATTCGTTCCACCTGCCGATAATAATTTTTCTTCACGCAACGATGGTTCCCGCCAACCGGTTCTTGTAATTGATGCCGCTTTCAGCGAGCAGCTTTTGGCACGCCATCCGAATCTCCGTGACCGCAACCGCCAGATTGTCGGAGTAGTCGAGCAGCCAGAGGGCAGCACCCGAGTTCTCGTGGGTCAGCTTGCCACCGGTGGAAATTTCGAGCAGTTTTGATTTGGCTTCCTCGACGGTTCCCATTGATTGCACCTTGATAAACTTGACGGTCACTGTTTCAATGCTACCGACTTTCGCAGGAAACAGCATACCGCGTCCTACCGGGCATTCCGCGCAGTAGGAGCATTTCAGCTCAGGAGCGTTGTATAGGTCGGCCATCAACGCGACCGCGTCGGGCGGGACTTGCTTCGTGACGCCAAGCTCGTAGTTGGTCAGCGACGAAGCAGAAATACCGAGAAATTCCGCCGCGCTCTCGCGGCTGTTAAGTTTTGCATCTTTCCGGGCAGCCTCCTTCCTGGCCCTGAAATATCTGTTTTCATTACATGCTTTGACAGAATTGTTACAAGCAGACTGCATGTTCTCACCCGATCCCTCTATTTTTCTTCTGTAGCCCTTACACTTACTTGCACGTACACTTAGGATGTCTCTGTCGAATTACCTAGGTTATTTCCTTTCGAGGGATCATCGCCAAATAATTCGCCACTCGTGCAGTTGAATATCTTGAGCATCTTGCGGATATTCTTTGCCGTAGGGTCACCTCTGCTGGATTCCCACAAAGAAATCGAGGCTTGCTTAACCCCAACTAGCCGTGCTAACTCTTCCTGCGACAATCCGAGTTGCTTTCTTAGCTCCCGTATCTTCACGTATTCACCTCCTTATAAATATTTGTTACACCTATATTATAAGCACAATATATATCAATGTCAAGTATTATATAAAATAATTTTATAATTAGCTATTGACAAACTTCTACTTGTTAAAAATATAAGTATAGGTTATAATTATTTTAGGAGGTGCTTATAAATGGGATTTGGAAATCGTTTACAAGAAGCAAGGAAATCAGCAAAATTGAGTCAGACCGAAGCAGCAAACCGGCTAAATAAAACACAGCCGACAATATCGGGTTGGGAAAATGAAGATTATTCTCCTGATCTCAATGACATCTTAGGAATGTGCGAAATGTATGGAGTGTCACCGAACCAACTCTTGGGCATGGGCGGTGATGCCGAGTTGCCCGTGGAAGTTGATACTGTACGTGGACCTTACTTGGCATACAGTGATGGTGAAAAGGTGCGGCTCACGAGCAACGAGGAGATATTTCTGATGAAATGCTTGATTCGGTCAAGGGACGGGCAGAGCGGCCTTGTTGATTTAGTGCTCTATGCCGAGGAACTTGCGAAAAAGAGGTAGATCATGCCAAAGCAAAAAGCGATAAAAGAGAAGGGTGTCTCAGCGGAAACACAACAAAAGTGTGCATTATACATCAGGGTATCTACGCATTGGCAGATTGACAAGGACAGTCTCCCGTTGCAACGCGAGGAGCTAATCAATTATTGCAAATATGTTTTGTATATCAATTCATACGAAGTTTTCGAGGACGCCGGGTTTTCGGCAAAAAATACCGAGCGTCCGGCGTATCAACAGATGATGGCGAGGCTCCGCTCCGGGGAGTTCTCGCATATTGTTGTATGGAAGATAGACCGAATCAGCCGTAATCTCATCGACTTTGCGACCATGTACGAGGAAATCAAACGGCTAGGTGTCACCTTCGTTTCCAAGAACGAGCAGTTCGACACCTCCTCCGCAATGGGCGAGGCCATGCTGAAAATCATCCTTGTGTTTGCGGAACTGGAGCGCAAGGTGACATCGGAGCGCATCGCGGCGATTATGCTGTCCAGGGCATCGAACGGTCAATGGAATGGGGGCCGGACACCATTTGGCTATTCTTACGACAAGGAATCAAACACCTTCGTTATAGACGAGAGTGAAGCCTCCGTTGTCCGCATGATATACGACATGTACGAGAAAGAGAGATCACTTTTGACCGTGGCAAAAGCTCTAAACGGGCAAGGGATTAAATCGCGTAGAGGCTACGAATGGACTCCTGTCACCGTCCAAGGTATACTGCGTAATCCTTTCTACAATGGAACATTACGCTACAATTATCGCGATGAATCCAAAAGCAGAGGAAACGCCGGGCATGACTTCAAGACTGAATCTGACTGGATAATGATAGACAATCATCACGTTCCGCTCGTTGACCGTGTTCAGTGGGAGAAAGTTTCCGATATGCTGACGGGCAATAGGCGCTTAGTAGGATCAGGGGCTACATACAACCGTAATAATGTGCATATCTTCGCCGGTCTTCTTCGTTGCGGAAATTGCGGATCGCGGATGGCGGCCCAGGCAAACAACGCACGCGCAAATGGATGGAGGCCGTCAATCTACTCCTGCTACAAAAGGCGGATTTCCAATGCCTGCGACAATAAGTATGTTTCGGACATAACGATTGGCCCTATCGCGCTGAACTACGTTGCCAATATGATAAAGGCATACAATAGCTTCGGCAGGACAACCGACGTTGCGACGTTAGAAAAGAAATTGCTTCGAGGTGACGCGCTGGCTGAAGTAGATCACATTGAAGGTCATGGTTTACAGGAGCTTTATAATACCTTTCGCCATGAAAAATTTCCCGATATGCCTTTCGAGAGGGATGAACAAACCTCAACCGCAGAAAAAGAAACACAGGAAATGGACCTACTAGCCTCGGAGAAGCGACGCAACGAACGCGCACTTACCAGACTACAAAATTTGTTTCTTTATGGCGATGAGGTTATTTCCGAGAAGGATTACCTAATAGAACGCAAACGCATATCCGACGAGCTTGCAAATATTGACGACCGTCTGGAAGTCCTTGAAAAAGACCGCTCAAATCAGTTTTCAGTAGCCGATAACGACTTCATCGGCAACGCCACGTACTTCCTGACAGCGCAGTCGCTCATCGGCAAACGCGACATAGATTATGCAAAATACATTCGTAAAATCGACCCGCATGATCTCAAGGTTTTTCTGGGGTCAATCGTCCAAAACTTTTGTATAAAAAATGGCCGGATCGAATCGATCCGGTTCAAAAACGGGGTAGAACACAGATTTTTATACAAAGACAGCAATGAATGAAATCCTAGAAAAGCCCTGTTTTCAGGAGGTTTAGATATACTGCACAAAAAATCATCTTATATCATCGGATGAGCATCGCGTCCCCAAACGAAAAAAACCTATACTCCTCCCTAACCGCCTCCGCATACGCCCGCAGCACGTTCTCCCTCCCCGCGAAGGCCGA